GAGATACTAACCATAAACCACTCTTACGATAACTCCTTGTATCAGTAATAAGACTACATCCTTTACCATGTAATCCACTTGTGCGAATAAAATTACCATAAGTCATCCATATGTTATCCTGATAAATACCATTAAGATGTTCTAAAGCATCATTACAATAGATATAATCATCCCCGCTAAGAAAAACAATAATATCTTCTTTATTATTAGCAGATATATTGATGCCTGCAATGAAATTCTTAATATGATAATCCTGTTTTGATGTATGAATAGCCGGAAACTTTGAATATTCCTTTTGTATTATCTCCCATGTGCCATCAGTAGAATTATCATCCATAATGATAACATCATAATTCTTGTAGGTCTGACTAACAACAGAATCAAGGCATTTCCTTATATAAGGTTTAGCATCACGCTGAGTTATTAATATGACAAACCTGTTATCCATTAACTTGAATAAGAATAAACATTACCATCAACATGCTTTCTATAAAGAGTGACCTCAGTAGCTGTAGTGCCGGAAGCAGTATAAGAGACAATATCATATAACTTAACATTCCATGCATAAGAACCCGTAACAGAACTCTCAGGACGCTGAAAAGAATATTTTACCCCTGTCTCAAGATCCATCAATATCCCTGCATTTGGTGTCTTATAAACATATTTGCTCATCTCTATTACTCTTCCGTATGCCATAACTATCTCATTTTGTAAATACTGGAAAAAACGTACATCTGCAGTTAGGATGAGCAGGTAATAATCCCCATGATTCCTCAATAGGAAATACCTCCCCCTCCATAGAGGCACACTGAGGACAAACCTTATCGTCCAGAACCGTTCTCCACTCCGCTTTTACACTAATCCCTAATACTCCCCAATTCTTGTATTCCTGTAACTTGGCGATATTAAAGGCTCTTATAATTTCTGTTCTTGCTATCATCTCAGCACGTCTTTTAGCAGGTATGAAACGACCAATCTGATCGGTCACTCCAAGAACTCCTGCATCAGTACCATCAATGACTGCCCTTAATTTCCTTGCAATGATATAAGGATTATCACCATCTATCATTCCCTGTGCCAATACTCGACTCATAAGACTTGCCATAGTATCAGTCACACCTTGTAATTCAGTAAATGTCCGAGTAAATAATATTCCTACCCTGTCAATATGAAAAGGAGCAGAAAGAATCCCTTCTATGCCTCCTGATGCAGCAATAGAAGGTACTGCCATCCCTGCTGCAACCATCTCCATTCTTGCTCTCATCACACCCCTCTTGTATGAATCATAAACATACATATCAGTCCACTCTTTTTCTATGGCAGTACCTATCTGTCTGTATTCAGTTATGCTTAAAACTCCCTTATCAACCTGTCTTTTGAGCCATAACATGAATATTTCTATCTTATCCTGTGATCGGGCAAAGGCAAAAGCACGTGATGGAGGAATGTCCATCTGATGTGTCTTTATATCCTTTAGTCCAAAACAATCCTGATCAACAACAGCCTTACGAACAACTTTTATAAGTTCATTAAATTTACCATTCATCTTACGGGAAAACGCATTTCTTAGCGAAGTCGTCATCGTAGGATCGTATTGTGAATAATTGGTTATATATTGATTAGACTGTAGCACTTGGCATTTCTCTCTTTTTCACTGGTTCACCTTTCTGTTCCTTTGATTTCTTTTCATCCTTCTGTGCAGGTTGAATAACACCTTCTCCAAGGATATCCTTAACATCTTTCATCTTTTTCACTTCTTCCATCATTTCTGCATCACGCATTTGATTAATAAGTTCTACTTGATCAACAGTAAGACCTAAGAAAAATTCCATAAAGGCATTTGGAGGAATAACTGCTTCTGCCATAGGATTAGATGTATATTCTCTTAATGCATTAGCTCTTGACTTGCCAATCTCTACCCTTGCCTTCTCACTCTGAGCAAACAAATCTGCCCATTTGATAGAATAATCATCTGATGGTTTGGGTAATAGATTAAGTTTTATAAGCATATCTATGAAAGGTCTTAGAATACAAGGTTCTGCATATTCTTCCCTACGTGCCTGCACGTATGATAACCACTCACTCCTGTCTTCCGAACTTGCAAGTTCCCCTCTCTCACTACCTGTTAATATCCTCAAAGGGATACCTGTCTCTGCAGATATCATTTTAAGCTGAGAATCAAGGTGTGTCGAAGGGTCAGCTATCTGTTGTGCAAGAGATTTGAGTTCTACCCCTTCATTAATAAGGAATCGTGTGAGGTCATGTTCATATTCCTTCATCTGTTTTTGCAAATCTTCTTCAAATGCCTTCGTAGATTTAAAGTCAGGATCAAGTTTACCCTGATAACCTGGTCGCGCTCCTCTCCAAAACATCTCAGCATCACCACCGACAATCTTCTCAATGTCCATAAGCCTGTTAAAGACAGCTTCAAGTACAGGAGTACCCTGAATTTCCGATTCAAGAGGACTGTCTGTCACATGAAGAATTCTTGAATAATGAACTTTGATCATCTTTGCTCCCTTGGTTCTAACATCTCCTGCTTCCAGTTCATATATAGAAGGCATACCATAACGAGGGTCAGACGTGTTTTCTTCAAAATTCTTAATAACAGCAGTCTTTTCTCCAAAAGGACGTATATATTTTATTGAAGTTACCCTACCAACAGGTTTCGCAAAATCCTCAACTGTTTTAACATCATCAAATCCTAAAAGTAAAGCTCCATAATGACCTATCCCTGTCAGCCTATCAAGACGTGCAAGACGTGATTTAATACCAAGTTCTTTATTAAGTAATCTCCATTTCTTCTCAAATTCCGTTTCTTCTGCTTTATTGGATTCTACAAGTTCCAATTCTCCCTGCCAAGTGGCTTTGACAGGACGATCTATTATAGCTTTGGCTATGTCCTGACGTGCATAACGAGAATAATAATCATTATATGTCAAATCAGTCTTATAACCTAATGCCTGATAGATATTCCTGTCACCACCATATTGAAACCCTAAATAGGAAGCAAGTAACGCACGATTAACCGAACTACCGACTAACTCTGTATTATTTTGGATTTGCTTCCTATCTGCAGGTTCCTGTTTTACTCCTTTCGTGCGTACCATTTATTTCTTAAGATTAAGTATTTTAAATATCTTCCATGCACCCCATGCAATTAATAAAACAATCAATCCAATACAAACCCAAAGAGCTTTTTTATAGATTGGAGGTATATATTTAACAGGTTGTGTTATTTCTGTTACTTTCTCATATTCACTTTTCCAATAATAAGCCTCTTTAATGGCATTTTCTAAATTTGTCTCTATTGTTGTATCCTTTTGCATCAAAACAAGATTCAAAAAATTTCTTTTAACCCAAGCATGGGCAATAGCTAAAGATGTTTCCTTTATTATTGTATCTGAGTTTAAAGGTCTGTCAACAATTACTTCAATAAAAATAGAATCCCTTATTGTATCGCCCTTGATATAAAAATAGACAGGTTTATCTTTAAAGACTATCGAATCTTTCGTTTGAATTATTTTAAGCGTATCCATAGAAGGAGGGAACTTCTGCAGGCATTTCTTCTGAGTAACACAAGAAAACGCCAGAGAAGTCATAAGAATTGTCAAAAAATAGATTTTAAACTTTATCATTCTTTTCCCTCCATTCCACTTTTTAAAATCAGACTTTCCTGATAATATTTCTTCCTAATATAAACCATCCATTAGCCATAAATCCAATGATTATACCATAAGAAATAGTATATATTACATTAAATTCAGCCATGAAACCCCAATTCAAAAGATTACCGATTACAACAAGAGCCAAAGCAATTAATACTGATACTATTTGCTTGATGACTTTTGTTACATTCTTCCAAACTGTACCTAATAAATAAGTGAGGAAAATAGTAGCTCCTGCTACTGCAACCGGAGTTGCCAGCCATATCTTAAGATTTGTTAGCAGGTCGAGTAATGATCCAGGCTGTTCATACCCCGTAGAATCCACCTGTGCAATTATCAAAAAAGGAATTGCCAGTAAAAGAATAAATAAAAATAATACTTTTTTCATGTTTACGTTTTTTTGATTAATACTAAATTATATATGTTAAATTATACATCAAACTTCGTGTTTTCAACTCTATTCAACCAACCATTGAGAAACACCCTTAACTTAGGTTTTTTCTCTGCCAAACCAACATAATATTCTACTCGTTCACGCTTATATTCCATCAATAAATCACCATCAAAAGAGTTAATACGTCCTGTTGTCTTTTTACCTATATAACCATCAGCATAAGCACCAACAATCCTCTGAACCATCTTAATTGCCCTTCTTATACCTGCATTGACACCCATATCGAAAATATGCAGAATAAGATCATCATTATTAATGCCAGTCAAATTCATCTTATTCCAATAATCCCTATGATAAATCTCAATAGCCTGATTCCTTGTAAGATTCTTAATATCCAAATCAGGATAGAATTTCTTTGCAATACCCATATTCGTTTCGCCTCCTGGATCACTTGGATGCCAGACATAACCTCCTTCATTCCTAAGAACAACTTCAATACACCTCATAAATATGTCTGTATGGCTCATCATTTAATACCTAATCGTTTTTCAATTCCTTCAATACGCAAATCATGTTTCGCAATACGCTTATGTATATCAATAATCTCTGCATTAATTCTTTCAGCACTTTTTTCAATTTTCTCCAAAGCTTCAAATACTAACACCCGATGCTCCACAAGCATCTCTCTGACAATACTACAAATGATTTCAGAATGTTTATCATAAGCTTCTGAAATAAAAGATTTAATTATTTCATCCTGACGATCAAATAATAATTTTATCCATTTTTGATCACCAGCCTGTAATCCCATATCAGACTTTGTAAGATCTGAAAGCGGAAGAAAGCTATCTTCATAATTTGAATTACTTTTCATTTTTCTTATGTTTGCGTTTCACCTCATTTACTGCTTCCAATAAATGTTTTATCCCAAAAAAGATTATACAACCTACCATAAATGCCATCCCAATATACATGATAGCAAAACCTATTTTTCCCCAATCTATATCCAACTGCATCATTTTATTTTCTCTATATTGGTTTTTACTTCAAAATCATTCTTCTTTTTTTCAACTTCTTTTTCTACTTCCCAAATCTTTATTATACGTAAAAGCTCATCAGTACTCTTGGCAGTAGTAGTCATATACTCACGTAACTTATTATCACGTACTAATAAAATATCAACATTTTTGTTTATGCCCGTAACAGTCATATTAAGGTTATCCACACCTTCGCGAACATTACTAACTTCTTTTTTTAATTCCCTGACTTCCTTTATAACCAATGAATCATTTTTTGCAGACATCTCAAAACGAAATTCCTCCCTTGCTTTCTGCTCACCACGAGAAAAGATGAAACGATATCCACCATATAAAGCAGAAGCAATAACAACTATTGCCCCTATAACCTTGCTTACTGTTATGATATATGTATAGAGTCTTTTCACTTTAAAAACTTTAATTATGCAATCAACCCTTTCCCGTAATTATCTAAATATGCTTCTGTAAGTGCAATTACCCCCTGTATTTCTGCCTGAGTTAAATAACTAAACAGGAATACATATCTTATCGGTCTTGCATTACCTATTATTGTATCATTATTATTTCTACCACAAGCATATAATTCTTTTGTAACCAATCCAATAGATACCCTACCCTGATATACTCCTGCTTCTAAATTCTTATATTTATAATATCCGGCAGCTAATGATCTTGACATAGCAAAATGAGCTATTTCATTTCCTGTAATAGGTAAAGTCCCTCCGCTAGCTTCATTGCAATAGAAATGTGTCAAATTCCCCGATTCCCCTGATATAATAAAAAATTGTGCTGCATCATTTGCACCAAAATCATAAAGATTGCTGCCAGTAGAACCTCCTATTCCTATTATTGCACAAATGTTATTTTGGGCGATTAGTGTAGCATCTGATGATGGAGTAAAATTAAGTCTTATACTACTTCCATCTGCTTCCCTACCTGTAAATCCGGCATAGGCTTCAAACGTAGGCGTACCTACTTCAGCAGGGATAAATGCTGCGGGATTCTTCCAGTTTTTTAAAGCCTCACCAGATGTATTCACAGGGGTTGAAAACATATCCAAAAATTCCGCTTTAGCAAAATACCCTGCCGTTACCATCCCCTGTAACCATGTTTGTTGTATGAACGCATCAACCGCTGATGGTTTTACAGTAAATGAAGCATAAACGGCAGCATATTCCGTTTCAAAAGCTAAGTCAAAATCACAGGCAGTGATAACAACATTCGTACTGTTTCTTACTTTCGGGGGTGTTATTACCCCGATACTGTTTGTCAGGTTTATGTCTACACCCCCAACTACATCACTATAAAACAAATAATTCGTAGGATCAAGGTATGTTGTGCCATCACTTATAACATATATCATACATCCCACCCTTGTATTGCTTACCACATAATCTATCGAATTTAAAAATTCACAATCAGTTAAAATTATTGTATCTGTTATGTTAATAACTGTCGTAGCCATTAATCTCTGTAATGCTACAAAAGTACATCGTGTAAATTCAAGAGTACAATTATCAAGAATATCTGTAAATGGCTGTATCAATGCCCTGCCAGTCATTGTAACAACACAATCAGTCATTGTGAACTTATCAAACGAATAGTTGGCTAAGTCGGCAGCCCTTAAAAATGATCCAAGTGTAAAGTCGAAAACACAAGTATCAAAGATTAATTCTGTAAATGTTGATGTGCCTCCTGATGTTCCTGCTAATAATAATCCTCCTCCTGTTAATCCAGTAAAGGTTGTATTTTTTATTGTGACAGTCCCGACATGACCTTTATGAGAAAGGAAATATTTAGTGTTGGCAGCAAATATAGAAGCATTGTCAAATATAACATTATCAATTATTGAATTTCCATCCGTTCCGTCAGTAACGCATAAATTATAAAACTGGATAAAATTGCGGTCATAATCAGGTGTTGTATTTGAAATCAAAGAAAGATTAGTAAATGTAACATCTGATATATTTGCTTCTGTTATAGTTCCATCCTGAACCCACCACCAATCTATACCATCCGCTCCAGTAATATGACCAGAAGAATGAGTTGGTGCTACACTTGCAACGGTCGGACCTACCGTTGCACAGGTATAAACCTTTCCGGCATTGACACATGACTCATTTTGATTATATGATCTACCATTAAGCCATGTTGCCCATGATCCTATATACATCCTTGCTCCATTACCTATGGGCGCTCCCTCAAACACCTCTAATGTTACATCATTAAATGTTATTCTTTCTGTATCTGCAATATATGGAGTTGTTGAATAATAACCTATTCCCAAAAAAAAGTTATCATCACCTGTTTTTAAATAGATGTCAGTAAAGTCTAAATCAGATGAAGAAATAATATCTATACCGTCTTTATTTGATATGACACTTATATCTGATATTATGCCAAAATGACAATCCACAAAGCATAAACCAAATTGCCCTGTTCCTCCATCATCTATATACCAATCATCAATAATAAAAGTATCAACTTTATAAAATTGAAATTGCGCTCTTAATCTCAATACAGGACTTATTGCAGTATCGGTTAATGAATATGTATCAATCCCATTAACTTCAATTCTTAATCCATTACCATTAAAAGTTATGTTTGAATTTCTTGTAAGAGTCAACATCCCTTTGTTTGCAAATACATGGGAAAAATTAGACCCAGTTGATTTCTTTATAGTACATCCTGCAACCCATGTCAGAGTAGTGTCGGATGGAATCCATATTGTATTATCAATCTCATAAATTCCGGGTTCTATTATTTGTACATCCCGATGATTTGTTAATGCCTCATTTAACACAGATACAATTAGACTTGCATCTGCCCCTGGTTTAAATCCTCGTCCCGCCCAATAATTACTCCATGAGAAAGATGATTTAAAATATGGACTTATACCTATTCCTAATCCCATGACTTACCTCCTAAAATGACTCCATGGATATTCATCATAATATACTATCACACTTCCTGACGTTAACTCTATCCCCGTAACAGGGAAATCCGGAATATATAATTCACCTGTAATTAAAGTAGGAAATGCCTCTTCATCTGACCCTCCAGTACTTGCATCAGTATCACCTCCTATCCATGAACGATTTGTAATAGTCGTAACAGTACCCTTATTATCTTCTTTGATATAAGCTATCTGTGTATCATTCTCACGTACATAAATCGCATATATCTTACCCTTACGTGGAGTGAAATCAGAATCATCAGATGTGACAATATCACATCCTGTCCCACCAGCTATTTTCTGTAAATTAGTACTCATCGTATTTTAATTTATAAATTTTTCATATAACAAATAATTATCTTCATTTATCTTCCCTGCTTCATTCAGCTTCTTAAAGGCATCAACAATAATTGATGTAGCCTTCTCTCCAATTTCCACTTTCTTTAAATGCTTCTGTCCTTCACTATTCCATTTTATCTGACTATTATCCTGTGTTATCTTAAACTTCTTAAATTCATCTTCCGTAAAAGATAATTCATTCTTTAATTCCCTGATAATACGAAATGTAACAAAATCAGATTCCTGTGGGAGTAATCCCTGTAAAACAATTCTTTCTAAAATACTTAATTCCATGATTAGAAATTTTTAAATTAATACTATAAATTATTATGATATCTCTGTAGCAAATATTGGTATGAAGTAATCTGCACCATTGACAAGGATTCTTATACATCCATCTGCACCTAATCCTCCATCACTCGGAGTATCATTAGGATCAACATCATTTGTCTGTAAACATCCTCCAAAGTCATTAAATGTTATAAAGTTAGAAATCCCTGCCACAGCAGCCACATTGACAACCTGTGTTGCTGTACTCGATATATTAAGTACTGTCGTTACTGCTCCTACATTTATTCCTGTAACAGCTCCTGCATCTTCTATCTGAATACCATTCGTCCACACCGGAGTTTCTCTACTTCTAATCAATAAAGCAGCACAAACTCCGCTATTTGCAATTGTTCCTGATCCTGCAATATTTATGTCAACACCAGCAAATCTACATCCTGCACCAACTATCATATTTCCTGCAAGAGTTGTGGCCTGATTGATACCCTGTATTTCAGCACTTGTAGTTAAGGTGTTTCCTCCAAGTTGATTAAAGATATAAGCTGCTCTGACTGAACCTGTATCAAAAATCAAAGGAGACCCTGTTGTTCCTAATGTCCTTATTTGACTAAATGAACCACACTGAGTTTTACCACTTGTCTGTCCAACAGTTACCAGATATCTGCAACGTAAAGGACTTAACACATCACCTACAGTAGTAACCCCTCCATCATCACAATATATCTGAACCCCACCTGAATCATCTGCATCACCTGCCAATACAAGACCAGAACCTGATGTATTTCCTTTAGTTCCTACTAACATGGGAACATAAGTAGCACCACCTTCAATATTTATTCCTGTAGAACAAGAACCCGCAACAACATGAATGCCATCAGTGAAATCCAGACAAGTTGCATTATCCTGACAAATATATATTCCATAAAAACCACCTGTCGCTGTAACTCCTGTACCTGCAGTATTAGAATTAATTGTCACCCCTGCAACTACTGCATCTGCTTCAATAATTGTCGTAGAAGTAAGTCCTACATTAGCAAGCACACACTGAGAAACACTACCTCCGACAAAAGTAACCGTACTCGCTCCCTGTGTCTCAAGTTGTGCCCATACTGCTGAATTCTGCCATCCAGCTATTTCTGTCGTAGCAGCATCAGCATATATTTTCAATTGGATTTCTGCTCCGCAAACGCCATAACCATATCCTACACTACCTACTCCAACATGGCAACCATCATTAACCCTTGTACGAATCCATGCTCCACGAAGTTCATCAGTAATAGCCGATTCATCAGAAGCTACCTTTGCAAATAAACCAAAGAGATAATTATTGGCAGGTTCGGCATCAACAGATTCTCCTGATGAGATAGCAACAGATGTAGCACTGCTCTCCTTAGTCCCTATCCTGATAGCCCTGCTTGCTGTAGCAGGTATATCTATTGCGGCTGTCGTATTTGCTCCTGAAATGGATATCCCTTTTGCATTTGCCCCTGAAAGATTCAAGGCACTACCAGAACAAGCAGAACTGACCTCAATACCATCAACAGGAGTAGTACCACTTATCTTAATACCATCAGTAAGACTACCCGCCGTAATGCTTATCCCTGTTGTAATGGCTGTTGCATCAAGCAATATACCAGTAGTATAAGTCCCTGCACCACTCAGCGACATACCTGTTCCAAGAGTCTTTGTAGTAGCTACAGTCATTGATATTCCTTCTGTCTTAGAGCCAGTATAAGTAAGCAATATCCCTGTCGTGGCATCAGTAATACCAAGACCTGTCGTAGATGCACCAGTAACAGATAAAGCTGTGGTAGTTGCCCCTGTCACTACAAGAGCAGTAGTACATGCCCCTATGGTAATGCCTGTCGTAAGTGTACCACCAAGGTTAATACCTGTGGCAAACGTACCTGTTGACGTTTTTATACAAGTAGTAGCATTACCAGTTATATCTATATGAGTAGTTGCAGCCTCACTAAAGACAAAACCAGCAGAACTTTCACCCAATCCGAGAATACGTTTGAGTTCATTAGTCCTTCTTGTTGCTTCACCTCCTTTTAAAGTGTATAAATTCTTAATTACTCTTTTCATTTTCTCCCCTTTTATATTAAAACGTAATGTAAACTAATTTTTCTTCTCCCTCGTAATCCACAAAACAAACAATAGAACCAATACTATGCCTATAATAAAAATATATGAAATATCTAATAACTTATCTATCATAATCATATTATTACTCGTGCTACTTTTTTCTGTACCAACTTAGAAAATGCTCCGGATGAAGCGTCCACAATGTCATCGTGAGTACCAAAAGGAAAATATCTCAACTCATTGATTAAAGCAAGATTCCAGTCACCCTTTAACATCTGCACATTACTGTTATTGACCTGCACACTAAAAGGATCAGCCCTAAAAGCCTTATCACCTGTAGGACGTTCTGCACGTACCACGTAACCTGCAAGATTCCTTATTGTGCCTTCCGAACTTTCTTTGCCACCGCTTCCAGCTTCTTGTTCTATCCATACATGGACATTATAACCATCTCTCTCTGCTGTCTCACGAATAATCCTCTCCCTCTCATGGCTACCCCATCTACCACGAACCATATCTTCTATAATCCATCTGCCTCCCGATGTACTGCACATACGCACTCCTACGGTATAGTCTCCTGCTCCCTCCGTACCTGCCTTATCCCAATACCTGACAGTATGTACTATATTGCCATATGAAGGCATCTGGTCTGTGATAACCATCTTATCTATCTTAAACATACCACCACCAGGAGGAGTAGGATTTTGCCCTATCTGTCCTGCATAACCATATTGCCCCAAGTCAGCTTCAAGATCCTTTAATACACTCCAAGGCAAACGAACAGGGTCTAAAAGATCATCAACATATTTTTCTAACATCTCTACAGGTTTGACATACATACGGAAATTTTGACATTCACCAGGAAGAGATATATGTTTTATATTTTCTTTCTGTTTCTCCAGCATGTTACCTGTAGGATCACCCTGATTTAGTCTCTGCATAATAAGGATAGTAGGTGTGACAGCCTTATCCGTCTTTCGTGTACTAAGTGTCTGCTCCATCCACCTGTTTGCATTGGCAAGTTCTATGTCACTTACCGCCTGTGACGGATTAATAGGATCATCAACGATAAGGATATCGCCATGAAACCCTGTCAGCGTACCCCCCACTGACGTGCTATAACGACTGCCACCTATCACCTCACTCGCCCTTTTACCAAGACTAAAAGCATTAAGATCTCTTTTAACTATACGATAATTACTTTTTGTATCTTTATCTTCCTTAATAGATATATCAGGATAAACCAATTTAAAAGCATCACTCTTAATAAGTTCACGACAATATTCAGCACTCTCTAATGACAAAGCCCCCGAATAGGAGGCTGTAATAAATCTCATCCATGGCCACTTTGTCCAACACCATGCAGGAAAAAAAATACTTGTCGTGGCAGTCTTGGTACTTCCTGGTGGAATATTGATGATCAAATCATATTCCCTCGGTTGCTTATTTGCCACACGTTCTGCAACTTTTTCAAGTTCACTACAAAGATATTCTATATGCCAGTTAGGTTGAAATGTATGTGCTGACACCATTCCCCAAAAATGTTGGAGGAAATGATAAAGAGAGCGGTTGTTAAGCTCCCTAATTATAGAGAGGGGATTCTGTAAAGCCTCACGCATCCGTAAGTCCTTAGAACCTTTTGTTCTTATAAGGTCACTGACTGCCTGTTGCATTGCGTGATAACTGACTCAAACCAATTTTCTTGAGTATTTCAAGTTCCTCTGTGGTAAAGCCAGTAAAGTCAAACTTGTTTATATTAATATTTGTCTGTGTTGCCTCTATGCGATGTGTTTCACTCCATAAAGCCCTCTCTTTAATAGATAAGAACCTTACAGCACTCCATGGGTCAGGAGGAAGATGTTTCTGTATCCTGCTTATGATAGGCTTACCATTAGCCATATTAACATGATCTTCGTAATAATCATATCCTACAGCACGTCTATAAAGACTCTCTGCTACTTTAGCATTAGCCCTCGTTGTACCTGACTCATAAGCTCCCCTGAATTCCGGAACAGTAAACCAGCTTGTTAAAGTACTCATTTTAATATTCCAGACCCTGCACATCTGTTCCTGTGTCAACCCTAATAATGCAAGTTGCTTCACCTCATGAAGCAACATCTCATTTAACCCGTCATCATTGAATTGTACTAAACCTTCTTCTTCCATAACAATCATACTTAAATGAAAGAATTTTTCATCATAAAAACGCTAAATTAATTCTTTCTATTTTACACAAACAAAAAAAATCGTATTTATTTGATGAATACGTTTTGTTATTTCTATACAAAGATTGGTGTAATTGCTTGTGATTTACAAGATTAAAAAGGAAATAAAAAAAGACCGCTATCACTAACGGTCTTCATACATATGAAAAAAATAAACATCACAACATAATTTATATTAATTCTATATAACATAACATACATATACCCCTTATCCATTTTCTAAATTAATTTTCTAAATTTTTTTACCCCTTACTTTTTTTCCTAAATCACTCCATAAATTTTTACAGAGGTTGGTCAGCCTCCGGTCAGGTTTCAATCTGCCAGGCAGGGGGTCCCCTCCTTGACTCTTCTCCTGCATTGTTCCAATGATCTTTGCCGGCTGTTGTCATACCATTGTCATACCATTGTCAGACGTGTATCAATGGATCTATGTTAACCAGGTTAATCGGTTATGTAATGATACCGGTGTCAGATCTATGCATACATTGACCATTGCCATGCCTGACAAACGTGGTTAGCCTTACGAGTGGTACAGTAACTTTTGGATAACTTTCTTACCTTTCTTTGATTAGTGTATATTAGATATGTATTGACTATGTTATATAGTTATGTATTATTGTTACCTTATATAGTTACTTTATTTATATATCTGTATTATGCGATTGTTTATACTTTGCCTCGTTTGCTTATTTTGTATTGGTATGACTGACCTTATTTAGACTCATTATAAATTAAGTTTTTCGCTTATTTTATTTAACATTTTTTTTAATATATCAGATATTATTTATATCTTTGTTACTGATGTATATGTTTAATTTAATACTATGATTATGGAAGCGTTAACAAGAGCACAATGG